GTAAGTTTTTTCGGCAAACGATCGCAACCTCAGATCCTGACCTAATCAATTCCATGTTAGAAATGATGGATAAGAACAAGTCTATCATTGAAACTGATATAGCTACTCTTACTTTCTATATGCAAGGTGGATTAGATTATAACGACGCATGGATGTTAACCGCACCACAACGTCAAAAAATGATCAAGGTTATTGAAAAACATTACGAAGCTATGAATCCCAGTAAGAAACAACAGTTTTAATTCTTTTGGGAGATGAGTTCTTTGCGAACTCATCTGTTTTGGGAGTTGACTCACTTACGTTTCGTCAGTTACTCCCAAAACCTTATTCTAAACAATTAACTTTAATTATTCTGAAAGGTTTGGTCATAAGGTTCCCTTTGCAGGGAACCAATATAAAAGAAGGTACATCATTCTGATGAGGCCTTACAGTCATATAGTTACATCCACTGGGCTGGCGGAGTCCCGAATTCCAGCATAAGGATGGCAAGGTTCTGAGATACTATCTCAAGACTCGGTTATGGGAGTTACCCACGCTACATATCTGCTTAACTATACAGCAGGATATGCATTACTAAAGTGGTCAGAACGACTACGTAGTAATCCTTTTGTCTGTTTTTCCGGGCTGAGGCTTAACAGAAAATAATCCTCGGTCGTGATCTTTGATAGCCGGTTCGCTAACCTTTGCACGGCGTAGTACTTACTACCATATTTGGGCCGGTATGTGTGTTTTTGGGAAAGTTATGAGCCTGTGTGAGTACGATCTGAGATGTCTTTGAGTGTGTCTATGAGTTCTTCTATTGATTTGTTTGGAGCCTGTAATAATTGTGTGCCTATAATGTGCCAGAGACGATCAATTTGGTCGTCACTTAATAGTGTATGCTTCTCTCTGATAACGATGTCAAATTCATCTCGTAAACTTTTACATTTTTTCTGACCAGACGAATACGAGAACCAATTTTGTGATCTACGTTGTAAATTATTCATTCTAGGAAGTTTAAATTTTTTTGGAAAATGACGTTTTTTCATCTTGTTTATTTTGACCTAGCCTGCATAATTCATTATTATAGTATTGTTAAGTTGCACTTGAGCCATGCAACTTAACTTAATATGTGTGTAAGAGAGCCTAACGAAGCTGCAACTTTTGGATCAAGTTGCAGCTTCTTTTTTGTTTAATCAACTTTCCATATATCGTAGCCTAATCCAGCACCGTTGCAAGAATGGTATTTGCACCACCATAATGGTTCATCCATTTCAAATCTAAGTTCAAATACCATTTCTGAAAGATTATATTCTTTTTGACAATGGGTACAATACACCTTTTGATCAACTTGGTTATAAGGACCCATTGGGGTAGTATAATTAGAACCGAACAGGTCTATTAATTCTTGTGGGGAAGAATTCTTAATAAGTTGATTAGCCTTAGTTGCTAATATGGACCACTCTTCTTTTGCAAATCTTTTATCGTTGTTTGAGATTACAGATTCTATAGCAACTCTCTGGTTTAATTTATTTCTATCCCAATTTAAATTTTTTCCCATATTAAGCAACTCGCTTCTTTTTAGTGTATAGATTCTGATCAACAATATCCATTAGATACTTGTGACTAGTAATCATTAGATCAATCTGCCAGGGTGTGTTAGCATTAACACTAACATTAGGCTGCTGTCTAATCAGCATTACATTAAACTTTTCTGCTGTTAGATCATGATCTTTAATAATGAGAGGTTTATCAGTATAAGGAACTGTGATCTCAGTCTGCTCTTTTTCCTTGTTATAAGACATCTTAATAAGGTCTCTAGTAAGCTGAATATGTCTACGCTCTGGATATTCGCGAGGTACTAGCATATGAACAGGGTCTTTCATCTGCCCGGTTGTGCTCTTATGACACTGTACCAACTGATCTGCCTGCGGCAGCATTGTGCTTAGAAGTTCACTAGCAATGTGCTGACGCATAGCTGGATGAATGTTTCCAGTTACAGAAATGGCATCAAATAACATCAACTTTTTTTCGTCAATAGAGACTCGTCCGTTTTGAATAGCAATCTGAGGAACAGCGTCTTTAAGAACCTGTGGCCACTTTTTAATATCTTCCTTTAAGAACTCTCTGATATTTTTACCTGTAAATGCAATAGCAGCCCAAAGTCTTCCAAATCCTTCGCGCATTGCTACAATTTCTTCTGGAAATGCTCTTAGACGCATTGTACCGTTGTTAATAACATTATTGTAATAGCTGAGTTCATTCTGCATGAAGAACATTAAATGCCTTTTACTAATATTATCAATTTCGATTTGAAATGATCGTTCTTTAGTTCTTTTAAAATTGAATTTGTCTGACATGTTATTACCCTATATTGTATTTTGGTTTGTAGTTGTTGTATTATGTTTAATTGATCTAAAAATGGTTGTCAACACAGTTAGGTGATTATATGCCAAGTCCTAGTAAGAATAAAGGTAATAGTTGGGAAAGAGAAGTAGCAGCAGATTTGACCAAGCTCTACGGTGAAACTTTTATCAGAGCTCCCGGGTCTGGTGCATATACTGGCGGTGCTAATACTGTTAGAAAGCAATACCTGCACGAAGGACAAATAAGAAGCTTCAAAGGTGATATTATTCCCGGACAGAGCTTTCCTCGTATGAACGCAGAATGTAAGAGTTATGGTAAGTTCCCCTGGCATCAACTATTTCTAGGAGAAGTTAAACAACTTGAAACATGGTTAGATCAATTGGTAACTGCGGCAGACGATGGCGACTTCAGCATCTTAATATGTAAGATAACTCGTCAATTACGATTTGTAGCAGTTAGAGATGAACGTCCGATATTTCAATATAACGGCGTACCATTCATTGTTTACACAAGCAAGAAGTACGGTGACTGGGTCATCTGTGAATATGATAACTTCTGGAAGCTAAATGCTAATCAAGTCGCTAACTGTTGTGCAGAAGATTACGTCACTGTTTCATAATCATATGAGAAGTTAGTAAATCCGTTTTCCTTAATTACTGTTAGGATATTGGTTACACGGTTAATCAACTCTTCTCTGTGACTAATAACAAATACATTCTTGTTGCGTTCACGATCCATCTTCTTAAGAAGATCAACAGATCCTTCAAGACCAGCACTGTCGAGTCCACTATCTAGCAGCTCATCGACAAATATCAAGTTAACGGCATGATTAGTGTTCTCAAAGATATCTCTAAACGCCCAGCTTAACCCAAGAATCAATCTTGTACGTTCTCCGCGGCTAAGATTATCAAAGTCTAGATCCTGTCCAAGAATAGTAATTTCAGTTGTTAGATCATTCATAAACTTAACAAGATGCGGTAATCCAAGTTTATCAATATACTCGCTTAGTCTGCTGTTAAGATATGCAAGGTTTTGATCGATAACCTTCTTACGGATGAAACTATCCTTGCTAGTGAGTAACTTCAATAAAAACTCTTGATGCTCTCTATTTTTTACGCTTGTGTTCAGTATATCGTAATCAATAGGTTGCATAGTTTCTTGTAAGCTAACTGCTTGTTCTGCATAAGGATTTTCTCTAGTTTTCTCTTTATCTAAGTCTTTGATAAGTTGATCAATTGTAGACTTATGTGCTAGTGCCTCACGTAGAGTTGGATAGAATGTTTCTGGTTTACCCATAGCTTCTAATACAGGAGAAATGGTATCAACTTCTGCTTGTAAGTTTGCAATCTCTTGGCGTTCGCTAGAAATTTGTCCATCTAGGTTAGCAATTTTACCTTCGAGATCTTCTACGATTGAATCGTGGGCGTGATCATGTAGACCTTGTCCGCACATTGGACATTCTTTGTTTAGAACTGTGCTATACTGTGCAACCAATCCATTTAACTGTGTTTCAAGTTGAGTGGCATGACGAGTCTTTAATGATATATCCCTCTTTAACTGGTTAATCACTTGTTCAAGTTCTTTTTTAGTTTCAACTTGTTTATGTTGCTCTAATTCATTTTCAATATCAAGATTAGCTAGATTAGCAATAGCCATATCTAGTGTTTCTAATTCTTGTTGATGATCCGTAATCCACTGATCAGCCTTGCGATTAACATCTTCTATAGTATTTTGAATACGTTCATTAGAAAGTTTAACTGTACGAAGTCGCAGTTCTTCTTTTTCAATTTCGTTTTTAGTAGTCTTAATAAGTTCTTTTAGCTTCTCAGCCTTTTGACTTAACTGTGTGATACATAGTAGTTCTTCAATAAGTTCTCGTTGCTTACTAACACCTAGTGATAGAAATGGTTCTGTGTATGTATTCAATCCTACAATGTACTTAAACATTGTATGACTCATACCTAATATACGATCAATTTCGTGTTGTGTATCTTTGCTTTCGCCCTGTGCTTCGTCAGTATCCTGACTATTAACATTCTCATCGTCTACAATGTAACGAAAGAATTGCGGCTTACGGCCACGTTCAATGCGATACTTGTGTCCATTGTTTTCAAATTCAATGCTAACACTCATATTCTTTTGATTGATCTTGTTTACAAGATTATCTTTTTTAATGTTGGTTAATGGAACACCAAATAGTCCATAACTAATAGCCTGTAGGATTGTACTCTTGCCTACGCCGTTACGAGAACCATTGCCGCCTAGATCTAAGTTTTCACCAAATACAAGTGTTACGCCGTTTTTAGTTAAGTCGACAGATTGTGTAACAGCACCAACACTCATAAAGTTTTTCATTGTAACGGATTTTATTGCGAGCATGACATATTTCCAATTGATATACAAATATAAAGTATCTAACGAGTATAGCACAAGATAGCAGTCAAAATAAAAGCCGCATATAGCGGCTTTGTTGTTTTTAAAATCCATCCCATTCGTTCATTTTAAAATCCCCATAGTTGTTCGTCCATTAACGTACTCCTTAACAGTAAAAAGCATGAGCATGAGCAGGCAGTGTAATCAGAATGCCTGCCATAGAGAAAAGAGCTAGAAAAGACATTATAGTAAGAGTATATCTCATTACATCTCTCCTTAGAAACAGTTACCGCAAAATGCCTGAGCAAATGAACTTTGTGCATATGCTGATACAGCAAAAATCATAAACATTGTTACTGAAAATATTGCGACCTTGTTAAACATTTTGCGTCTCCCTTTTGTAAAAATATTTATAGCTAATATAACGCAAAAACCCGGAGTTAACTAGTCAGTTATGTTTGGCATGTGCGTTGGCACACATGGTGTGCGATAGCGCACATATAAGAAAACCGCCCACTTAAGGTGAGCGGTTTGTGAGGCGTTATGTAACTTAAACTATTAGTCTATTATTCAGTAAGAAGAGCAACGCCTTCCTTACCGACTAGGGCGTGGATACGTCCTAGAATCTGTAGAACAACACCAAATACACCTAGTGCCATCCAACCAAAGAACACAAAGCCCCAATGTAGCGGAGCAACAAAGAGCTCTTCCATGAACCAGAATGTGTGACCCCATTCATTTAGACCAACGTTTGGAATGATCATAAATGGTCCAATAGCAACGATCAAAAATGCTAGTGAGTAACCCTGAGCAAAGTAAGGGATACGTGTACGAGCATAGAAGAAAGCACCAACAGCAATAACGCTGTAGATTGGATAGCTCATGTAGAACTCAATGATGTGACTTGGAGTAAAGTCTGTATCACGAATAACTGTCATGTGCCATGTACCGTCCTGTTCAGTGAAGAATGATGCGCCCCAATAAATTGCAGCAGCATAAACTACAAGCCACTGAACGAGAACAACGATACGACGTACTTCCTCACGAGGAGCAAGATTTGCTAGGTCCCGATCGCGGGTCTTCCAAAGATAACCAGCGAGGGCCATACCTGATACTAGTTCTAGTGGGATTTCCGTCCATAGGATTGACATCCAATATGTCTGGAACTCGGGTGCGAACGAATCTAGGCCGGCACGCCAACCAAAGACCTGTTCATAGATACGTACAATTAGATAGAAAACATTTAATAGTCCAAGACCGATCCACATACCACGTAGATCGACAACACTTGCATCTGTACCGGAAACTGCGCCGGAAACCGCCTTACTTGTTGAACTCATCTCTAATCTCCTAAATTTTTAGATTGATTTAATTTAACACAACTCAACAATTTAAAGACTATTTTTAAGTTACAAACGCCTCCATATTAACGCCGTTGTTAACAGCAGAAATATTTATACGAAATATACATAACTCTATAGTTAAACGCAATAGCTCGTTCAAAATATTTCTATATAGTCAGTGACTGATAAATTGAAATTAATTTTTGAGTATCGATAGTGTTACTTTCAATACTTTTCAAATGACTAATCACAATTGTATCAACACTCTCAAAGTTTATAGCAGCACCAGAGTCAACGTCAATATCAGATATTTTTGCCACCTGCATTGCCACTTCTTTGGCACCGATATCGTTTTCAAAAGTTTCTTTGAGGAAGTTAATCTCCTCATAATTTATATCAATGTCAATGTTGATTTTGGCATACGTTTTGCTATCGATAAACGTCAGTGGATCTGTTAATACCTGACTTAAAGTCAGCGTTCTATATTTTGGAGCATCTGGAAATGTCTTAAACGCTGGTTCTTTTCCAGGTTCCCATAACATAATGCCGCGCTCATCATCCCAAGCATCGGAATAGTTGTGCGGGAAACAGTTACCAATATACCAAATACGATCTTCAAAACTCTGACGCTTGTGGAAGTGTCCAGAAAATACTTGTTTCTGATGAACGAAGTGTTCACGGTTTAGAAGTCCGTGATCTGGCATTTCAACCATTGCGTTCATTTTAAACTTTGGTAATTCAAAATGTCCAAACATATATGGTGCTTTGATCTTTTGCACCTTCTTCCATTCATCCTCAACTAACCAAGGGGCAAAACAAACATCGCCTATGGTTGTTAGTTTATCAATAGGATGAATGTTTGGAAATTCATTAATGTAAGGAATACTATGAATTTCATACTTGTCACGATAGAACAAGTCGTGGTTACCAATAATGAATATAGTGTCATCAAAATAATTGTTGAGCTTACGTAAACAACTAACACTGTAGTTTAATGTAGAAATATTAATAGCAGAACGGATATGGTGCCAATCACCTAAGAATATACAGGTTTTAGCACCGAACTTTTGTGCTTCTTCTGCCATCCAATCAATAAATGATTCGCACAGAGCATTATGCTCACGGCTATTATTTTTAAGACCAAGGTGAATGTCAGTGAATGCAACACATTTACTAAAGTCTGGTTTCTTTTGAGCCATGGTTATATCCTTTACAACTCAGTTTAATAGAACTTGTGTATAGAATCAACCTTGCGAAGTATCTACTTTTTGGCTTTTGATTTAGTAGCAGTTTTTGTTTTAGTAACTTTTGTTTTAGTAGTTTCTACTTCAACAACAGCTGGCTCAGCAGCTACGGCTTCGACAACAGGAACGACCTTTTTAATAGCTCTACCAAATCTACCTCTTGCAGGTGCAGCGGCACCGCCAGTCTTGGCTATATCCTGCTCAGTCTGCCTAGTATAACTTGGCATAGCACCGTGCATAATAAGCAAATCATCTCTAATATTTTGGGAACGTTTTTCTAAATTTAGGATTCTTGTAAAGGAGTTGTTAACTGCGGCTGTAAAGTATGCGAACGGATTTGGTGTATCACTCTTGCTTTCATCAAATTGTAAGCCCATTTGACTTAACTGTAGTAATGCTTGGCTACGCATCTCGTCGTTATATGTATAACCTCGCCAATTGCCTCTGTGACTATATCTTTCTACCAACTTCATAAACATAAGTGCTAGTCTATTTGTAATTGTACCATGTGTATTACTAAAGTGACCGTTTTCTAATCCGCCAACCCAGTGACTCTTACCTACACATATAAATTCGTTGTCTTTATATATGTAATGTTGAAAGGGCGGAAAGTTACATTTAATATGGCGTTCTGCTTCTGTTTTTGCTTTGTGTAGTTTTTCTTCATTAATTGGAATATGATCAAATGTCATTAGTCTAATAACAATACTTTCGGGGGTAATTGTTTCTATATCTAATTGTATTTGAGGATTCTTAACTCCTCTAGATACTGCTTCCTTTTTCATCTTGCTAAAAGTATCGCTGTATCTTTTCTCTCTAGCCTGTTGAATACGTTCAGGAGTTGCAATTGCCAGGTCGGTAACTATAAAATCATAATTACCAAATTCTTCTGCAATAAATTCACAATAAGTCTTTTTACTGCGATGTATCTCTTCTAATAAATCCTTGTTTGTAAGATATTTTATTTTAGTCGTTGGTGCATTACTCATCATATTCCTTAATTAAAAACAAAACAGAAGCAAATGACTGAATTTTATGATATTTACTTCAGGGTTGTCAAGTTTGGATTAACTCAGTAGTTTATATCCCGATAAATAATTGGCTTATCTAGGTATTTTATATGGCAGATTTATCAACTACTAATTCAGGAAGTGACGAACGCAGAGCTAGACTGTGTCCCAAGCCGAAAGGTATACCACTCATTCTAGAAGGAAGTCCTATACTTAAACCGTTACTTGCTACAAACGGAATGGTATGGCCTTATCAACCAACAATAAACTATACACAAACAGTTGATTATCAAACTGTGCCTCTTGTTCATACTAATCAAGATTTTTATGCCTTTACAAGAAGTCCTACCCCCGAACTAACCGTTGAGGGTGAATTTACAGTTCAAAATCAAAAAGAAGGTTTATATGCGTTAGCGGCTATTCATTTTTTAAGAGTAGTTACAAAAATGTATTTTGGTGCTAGTCAAAAACCAGGAACTCCGCCCCCGGTGCTTTTGTTTGATGCATACGGGTCATACATTTTTAACAAGTTACCTGTTATAGTTACAACTTTTACATCTAATCTTACAAAAGACGGCGATTACGTTGCAATTAAAACCAATGATGGTACACAATGGTTGCCAGCTATTTTTAATATTTCTGTAACAATGAAAATTCAAAACACACCTGCTAAATTACAACAATTTGATTTGGATAAATTTAGAACCGGCGAGCAGTTGAAAGGTGGTGGTTGGTTATGACCGCAGTTAATTATGATAAAAGAAGTCCATATTCACAAACAAAACAAACCACAAAGTATGTTCAATATTTGGACTCGTGGACCCAGTTAACAGTCCCATCGGCGTCCGATGATCAAATTTTAACATTAGATACAAAGTATGTTAATCGTCCAGATCTATTAGCCTATGATTTGTATGGTTCTGCACAGTACTGGTGGGTATTTGCAATTAGAAATCCAGATGTCATTAAAGATCCGATTTATGATTTTACAGCAGGTATAACTATCTATGCACCTAAAAAATTAAACATAGGAACATACAACAAATGACAGACACAGGTCTTCCTGCTAATCCGGCTGCAATTGATGCTGGTGTATCTATAGCACCAACTCAGTCTCCAACTGATGGCACTAGTAGTAGTGTTCCGTTTTTTTCAACTTCTGATACACAGACAACTCTAGCTCAAATACAAAATAATACTGCAACTGCACAATCAGTTAATCAAGGTGCTACTAATAGCACAACTCAACTTCCAAACCTTGCATTAACACAAACAGTTGACCCTAATGTATTTCAAAATCCTAGCACTCCGTATACAGGAACAGCGGGTAGTATAGAATTTGAAGGAACACCTAACCCATTAAATGAATTTGCTAATTATACCTACCATATTGTATTTTCTATGGGTAAATTTGAAGAAGCTAAAACAGTAAAAATGTCAGGTGTTAAAAACATGCCTAGAACTGTTATAGCCGAGTCTGGTAAAACGGCTGAATATTCAATACAAAAATTTAGTTTTACTAATACAGTTTCTCCTGGGTTTAAGCACCAAAATACTAATGTTATGCAATTTAAAATGACAATAACAGAACCTTTTGGTATGACTTTACCTGATTTTATTGTTAAAGCAGGGTTAGACTTGGGAATAGATAATACAAAACGATATTATTATTTTATCGAATTATGGTTCAACGGCTATACAGAAGACGGCGAACCGGTAGAGAAAATAGGTAATATATATAAAGCCTGGCGTGTTATGATGACTAATATGGATCTTCAAACAACACAAGGCGGTACTGTTTATGAAATTACGGGTATTGCAGATAACGATAGTGCAAATGTTAACCAAATAGCAATGACTCATTCGACACTTAACTTGCATGATGTTAAAACAGTAGGCGATGCTATTCAAAAATTAGAAGAGGAACTAAACAAAGATTCGCAAGATGCTGAAACCAGAACAGAATATACCAAGTATAAGATTTTCTTACCTGACTATATGAAAAAGTGGGATCTAATACCGCCAAATGATAAAATACAAGATAAAACAAATTATTGGAAAGACGGTGTCATTGTTAATATTAACCGAGGACAAGACATCGGAAACTTTGTTCTTCAACTTATTTCTAAAACTGAACAAATAGACAAGTGGTACAGTGGGTCTGGATCTAACAGCGATGTTTCTGTGGATAATGATGGTATTGGTAAATTTTTAATTATAGTACCTGATGTTCAAATTGGAAGGTACTTAACTCGTATTAACGATTATGAAAGAACTGTTAATTTTTATTTAAAGCCCTACTACACCCCGAGAGTTGTTCACGATCCGGACAGTGGTACAATACAAATGAAATCACAGACCCAGATTAATAAATTTAGTAAATTAAGAGAAAAGAAATTAATAGCTAAAAAATATGAGTACTTATATACCGGTCATAATACCGAAGTTATTAAGTTTGATATAGCAATTCAGAACTTTTGGCAAATAATTATTCCTGGGTATTTTGGCGCTAACACCTACAGTCAAACAACACAAGGCGAAGTTGTTGCAAAACAGAGTTTTCAATATCAAGATTCTGCATTTGATTATTATAAACAATATAAATTACCAGACGAGCTTGCTGGAAGAACCGCAGTAGGATTAGATTTAATAAATCAATTAGCATCTGGAAATGTTAACGATTATAGTGCATTTTTAAATAATCTTAGTACATTGGTAGGAACAATTCCTACTAGTATGAACACCTCTATTACTAATTTAACAGGTGGAGATATAGGATCATATGCATCACAAGCATCAAGTGCTGTTACTAATTTTGGGTCATTTGCGACAAACACAGCTACACCTGCTCCGCCATTTGACGCTGGAGCACAAAATCCATTAAATCCATTAAATGGTAGTTTACCATCGAGTCCTACACAGTTGCCGTTAATGGCACAACCTGGTCAACTTGGACAAGTTTCCAAATATGCTGATCTTTATAGTTTGCCAGAAGATGTAAATGCCTCAAATGTATTTCCAGTTACTTTTTACACTGATAATATGCCTACAATGCAACAGGCTGCGTTTGGTGGAATTGAAAGAAGAATGACCGCAGATAGTAAAGAAAAACAAAAGGCAGCGTATCCAAAAAGTCAAAGTATTTTTGGTAGTATTTTATTCAACATTTACGACAAGACGCAATTCTTAAATATCACTCTTGAAATTAGAGGCGATCCTTACTGGATAGGATTAACTAATTTAGAAATATCAGAAGACATTGCTGGATTAGTTAATAGTCAAACAGACACTGGTACTACAACATCAACATCTAATGATTATGCTGATTTTTTATTAGGCGAAAATATGTTCCTGCTTACTTTTAACACCGGAACCCAATACAATGAAGAATCTGGCTTTATGGAGTTAAAGTCAGGAAGTTCGACCTTTAATGGGTTGTATTCAGTTTTAGAAGTAGAAAATCATTTCGAAAACGGTAGTTTTACTCAAATATTAACAGCCTATAAAGATCCATTTAGTACAGAAGTTGATAAAAAATTATCAACGGTTCCTTCATCAAATGGATAATTTTAACATTAAATACAGTTTTAAACAGGTAGTATAATATGCCAACGTTAACCAGAACTCATACCACACCGGATCAGTTTGAATTCCAGCCGTTGGGCCGTTCAACTCTACTTAACAAAATTTACATAGGATTTGTTAAGGATACAAAAGATCCTCAAAATATGGGACGTATTAGAGTTTATATTCCAGAGATAGGCGGAAACGCAGAAGAAGAACACAGTTGGATCCTTTGTCGATATGCAAGTCCATTTGCAGGTGCAACTAGCATTTATAGAAATAACCCTGGTAATAATTATAACGATAGTCAGCAAAGTTACGGTATGTGGTTTGGTGTGCCTGATTTAGAAAACGAAGTTCTTGTTTGTTTTATAAACGGTGATCCAGCAAAGGGTGTTTATTTTGCATCACTCTTTCAACAGAATATGAATCACATGGTACCGGGAATACCCGGTAATAATACAACCAATAGCACACCGGTTGGTGAATATAATAAAGTAAAAGATGATACCAATCTAGCCAGTCCTACTAGACCTACCTACTCGCCTTTAGCTGATGCGCTTGACCTTCAAGGATTGGCAAGCGATACTATTAGAGGTACCAGTGACAGTGGGGCTAGAAGACCTAGTAATGTTAGTCCGTCGTCTACAACATTAGAAAGCTCTGGTGTTTATGGGATATTAACACCAGGGGGTTCTCAACTTGTATTTGATGACTTACCCACAAATAAGTTCATACGATTGCGTACCCAGAACGGTGCACAAATTTTAATACACGATACTACCGGCGAAATATACATGATAACCAGGGAAGGTAACAGCTGGTTTAGAATGTCAAACGAAGGTGTTGTAGAAATTTATGCAGCAGATGACGTTAGTATACGAACAGAAAAAAGCCTTAATCTTAGAGCAGACTTAGATGTTAATATCGAAGCTGGTCGTAATTTATATATAAAAGCCAGAGGTGATACAGAAGCTGACGTAGCAACAGACGGTGGCGGTCAAATACTAATGAATGCTAACGCAGCAGTTCATCTTTCTTCATTTGGTGATTTCTTTGTAAGTTCAATGGGAGAAATGCACAGAACTAGCGACGGATCGATTTATGATTTTGCCAAAAAAGATTTGCATAGTAAAGCAGGTCAAACTGTTCATGTTCAAGGCGACGATGGCGATATTGATATGAAAGCGAAAGGCGAAATACACGAAACTGCTACTAATATTCATTTCAATGGCGTTGCGCCGACAGATGCATCAGGTGGTACTGCTGCTATTGCACCAGCAGAATTCTCAATCATGGATAATCAATATGTTGAAGGTAAGAGACAAACAATAACAAGAACCTCTATTTTATATAACATGCCATACCACGAACCGTATGACCATTCTAGTAGTGTCAATACTAGGTCAACTAACGGTAAAGTTCAAGCATCAACTTCTGATCCAGATCCCAATGTTAGACTTGTACGAAACGGTGAAATTGTACCAGGTCAACAGGCACCAACTGATATAATTGGTACCCCAAAAGCAGGAATGGACCCGGGCATTTATAAAGGTAAAACTTATCAAAATGGCGAACCTGTTTATGAAAAAGTTGGACCAATTTCAAATGATAATAGTTTAAATGATCCGTCATATTATAACACAAGTCCGAGCGGAGTTTCGTATTTGTCTCGTAAGGCGGAAGGTATGTTATGGTCGATTAGTCCTGATCCTAAAAATCAGAGAGTTACATTTAGTGTTGGATATGGGCATCAATTATCAAAAGAAGAACTTGCAGGTAGATATGTCACTATCAAGGGAGAAAAAGTTATTGTTGACAAAGGTATTACCAGAGCACAAGCAACTGACTTGTTTGCTGAAGATCTTAAGATATATGAACAAAGAGTTAAACGAGGAATTAGAGTAAAAATAACTCAAACACAATTCGATGCATTAGTATCTTTTGCATATAATTTAGGTGATGTCCAGGGCCCTAAAATAAACCTAGCTAAAGTGATAAATTCTGGTAACTGGCAAGAAGTTCCTAAAGAATTTGAAAGGTATACTCATGATAATACCGGGGCATTTGTTCCGAGTTTATTATCAAGAAGACGAGCCGAAGCACAGATGTTTATGACCGGTGTTAAACCGCCAACAGGATAAATTAACCTAGCACTTTATAGGCAGATAAATATCCAGTTACTAAATGGTGTGTTTAATATGGCAGTTGTACAGAAGAAACGTTTATTCTACGGATACAGCACTGTTGAAACTAATTCAAAGAAACAACAGTTTGCTGATATAGAATTAATTAAGCGAGATTTACTTAATCATTTCTATACTCGCAAGGGTGAACGAGTTATGATGCCTACCTATGGGTGTGGTATTTGGGAAATGTTTTTTGATCAGTTCAATGATCTAACCAAAGACTTAATTACCGAAGAATGCACAAAAGTTATAACAGCAGACAGTAGAGTACAGTTGCAAAGCATTTTTGTTGACCAACTAGACCAGGGGTTTGTTGTGCAGATGGACTTATTATATGTTCCATATAATGTAATAGACTCTTTCACAGTTCAATTTGATAATAGAACCATATCAAACTTCTAAGGAATTTAAATGACTATAAGCCAGCAACAGAGACAGTCACAACTATTTGCAGCAGAAGATTGGCAGGTTCTATACACTGCATTTAGTAAAGTTAATTTTAGTAGCTATGATTTTAATACAATCAGAGCTGCAATGATTAATTATATCCGCCTAACATACCCAGAAGATTTTAACGATTGGATTGAATCAAGTGAGTTTGTTGCTATTATTGATATGCTTGCATATCTAGGGCAAAGTCTTGCCTTTAGAATGGATCTTAATACTCGTGAAAACTTTTTAGATACTGCACAGCGCCGTGAAAGCATTTTCCGCTTGGCTAAAATGCTTAACTATCAACCAAAAAGAGCTATTCCTTCTCAAGGCTTATTAAAAGTTACACAGGTTACTTGTAACCAAGACATTTATGATGCAAACGGTACTAATTTAAACGGTTCTACTATTACATGGAATGATCTTAATAACCCAGATTGGTTTGAACAATTTGTTTTAGTTTTAAATTCTGCATTAGATACTAATAATCCATACGGAAGTCCAAGTTCAAGCGGGTTTGTCGGTAATATAGAAACTCAGTTGTATAGAATGAATAACACATTAATTCCTACAGGTGTAATACCATTTACTGCCACTGTTGGCGGCAATAACATGTCGTTTGAATTGTGTAACCCAGATTTTTCAACAACTAACGCTGTTACAGGAATTACAAATAATTATGGGTATTTTTATGAGAAAAGTCCTAATCCACTTAACAGTTGGAATTTAATTTATCGCTCAGACGGTAACGGTTATAACAGTGCAAATACTGGCTTTTTCCTCATGTTTAAACAGGGTACGCTTGGTTACAACGACTATAGACTTGATTATCAAATCGCCAATCGTATTATTGATATCCCTGTTAACAACATTAATGAAACTGATATTTGGGTTCAGGGTATAGATATCAACGGGCTAGTAACACAAGAATGGACTAGAGTTCCTAGTGTTAATGGATTTAATGCTATCTATAATAGCCTAGATAAAAGCGTACGTAACATTTATTCTGTTGTATCAAGAGATGCAGCAGGAAATGATCAAATCAGCATAAGGTTTGCTGACGGTAATTTTGGTAATGCTCCGCTAGGACTTATAAGAGTTTGGTATAGAACTAGTAACGGATTGCAATATCAAATTCGTCCAACCGATATGGCAAATTTGAACTTTAGTTTTAGTTATAACGATAGACTTAATAATGTATATTCTATGTTGTTTGGTGTTAGCTTACAATATACAGTTGCTAACAGTCAAACAAGACAATCAAATGATCAAATCAAACTAAATGCAAGCCAAGTTTATTACACACAAGATAGAATGGTTAATGGTGAAGATTATAATCTTTATCCGTTACAAAGCTCTCAGGCATTGAAAGTTAAAGCTGTTAATAGAACCTATTCGGGACATAACAGATATTTAGATTTAAATGATCCAACAGGTAATTATCAAAATATCAATGTGTTTAGTCAGGATGGAATTTTATATTCAGAAAGTAACTTAAATCGTCAAGACATTCAATCAAATAGTTTAAATGCAACAGCAATTGTTTTAACCTATTTGCAACCGTTAATAGCTGGTACAACAACTTCATATGAAATTGCATTAGAATTAAGAGATTTCTTTTATGAGTTTTTCCCAAGATATAGTCCGACTATGTTGGTGTGGAACACATTCTCAACAGATACTAACAGCGTAAGCGGTGCATTTTTCTATGGGGTTACAGCTCAAAAATTAGGATCTGCTGTTCATGATGGATCAAGCCCGGCTTATATTAAGCAAGGTAGTTTGGTTAAGTTTATCAATGGTGGTTGGGCATATGTTGCTAATATTTCAGGTGACGGTGATGGCCAACAATCAACAGGTACAGTTAGCTCGGGGATTGGTGCAGTAAATATTAATGGATTAATTAAAAGTGGCGACCTTGTTCAAACCATAGTTTCGGCATGGAGAACTAATTTTAATAACGATGAAGTTAATAATATCTCTACCTTAATTAATAGAAAACAAACATTTGGTATTGGTTATAACCATTTATCATCAACTTGGTATACAATTACTAATGATAATTTAAGTAATAGTAGTTTATTCTCATTAGATAATGCAAACGACATTTCGAGTGCAAGTAAAGATGCCAGTTGGTTAATTAAAATGGTATACACTGGTACATCTTGGTCAATTTATATACGTTCTTTCAAGTATATATTTGAAAGCGTAAACGATGTTCGGTTCTACTTTACAAATACAAATAAAGTGATTGATGTTACAACCGGACATGCAAAACAAGATTACATTAATGTATTAGGTATTAACACTAAACCAAATAGCATTGATCCGTTTGGAAAAGATTATATATGGAAAATAAAAGGACAATATATATACCCAGACGGATACCTTGAACCAAGAAGTGTTAATGTTACATTCTGGGATTCAAAGGTCACAGGTGTTCCTGATAATCCAGACGAATTTATTGAAGTTGTAAATCCAGAAGTAGGCGTAGATAAATTATTATTCTGGAAAGAATATACAAGCAGCGACGGTTACGATTATTATCAACCAATTACAATTTCAACTGATCTAATCTTTCAAACATCAGCTGACATAATTACAAGTGCATTATCTGACGGTGATGTATTATACGTTATAGATTCAAATAAATTCTGGATGTGGAAGAATTTAAGTTTAGTTGATGTTACAGAGGATTACAAGGTTCGTGTAGGACGTAATAATATTAATTACCTATGGAAACATTATGCATCCTACAATCAGCGTATTAATCCCGCTGTAAGTAATATCATTGACATGTTTGTATTAACTAGTCAGTACGACACTGATTTAAGAAATTGGATTAGTATTAATGGTCCAGCAGGAACAAAACCAGTTCCGCCAACCACTGATCAGTTACTAACAATGTTCCAAGAATTTGAATCATATAAAATGATGACTGATATGATTGTTTGGCACCCTGTTAAGTATAAACTTTTATTCGGCCAGCAAGCAGATCCGGCTTATCAAGTACGATTTAAAGTTGTTAAAGTACCTGGTGCTTCGGTAAGCGATACCGAAATTAAATCAAGAGTTGTTATAATAATTAATCAATATTTTGCATTATCTAATTGGGACTTTGGTTCAAGCTTTTTCTTTACAGAACTAGCAGCATACATTCATTCTCAATTAGCAACGATTGTGGGATCAGTAGTTATAGTTCCGTTAACCGGCGGTTCAAAGTTTGGCGACTTATTTGAAATATCAGCTGATCCTGATGAAATCTTTATAAGTTGTGCAAGAGTTTCTGATATCGATATTGTTCAAGCATTAAGTGACACTAGTTTAGGAATTACAAATGGCTAATTTAACAAGTAATGGACCTCAACCTATTAAACCTATGGCATCTAACATATTTGCTCAAACTGACACAGTTAACAGCAAACGTTCTGCTATACACTTGTTACCAGCTGTTTATCAAACTGATACATTAGAAAAGTTCTTCAATGCAACAATAGATCATATGTTGCAACCAGAGAATGTAGAATTCATAAGTGGATACGTAGGTAGTAAGCCTGCTTACTACGATAAAAATAAAGATTTTTATATAACAGAAAAGACTCAGAATAGAACAAATTATCAGCTACCAGTAACGGCTGTAAGCACAGACCCTACTAGTTCAGCAGTTACGAATATCATGTTCTATGACGATACTATAAATCTTCTTGCATTCCAAGGATCAAATATAAAGAGTCATAGCAGATTACTAGAAACAGAATACTATAGTTGGTTACCGCCGATTGACCCTGATAAGTTTATTAACTTTTATGAGTATTATTGGTTACCGCAAGGACCCGGTAACATTCAGCTATTAAATTATACTGATTTACGCAATGATGCTATAGGTAAAACTGAGTACACATATGTTGGGTCCTATTACAGAGTTACAGACAATCAAACTATTACAGGTGAATTAAAATTATCGAGCGGAATGAGAATACAAGTTTCTAATGATGCTGATCATAGCTTAGAAGGTATTATTTTCATTGTCGAAGGTGTCGGAACAGGTATTAAAATCGAACCTGATTATATGTCACCTGCACCTGGATGGGATGTTCCACGATGGGATGTTAGAGGCTGGGACGGAGACGACATCAACAATATCCCTGATTATATGACTCTCGGGCGTATTGCACAGAATTACAATAGATGGAGTGTTAATAATCGTTGGTTTCATAAGGATGTGTTATTAACATCAGGTCTTAATCTTTTCGACAAAGAAGATGTCAAAGCTAAACGTCCAATTATAGAATTTGATTCTAACATGCACCTGTTTAATCACGGTACATATGGACTGCCTGATATTGATATAGTTGATACAACAACCACTGATGTATTTGGGACAATTGCTGGTATGCAAATCGGACAAGTTTCAGTAGGTAATACAACAGTTAACGGAAGGACTGTTAATATAGGCGGCCGCGATGTTGTGTTGTATGGTAGTAATATAATTATTGACGGTGTAAATCTTATAGATGGAATGACTATTCTTTTTACAGCAGATAAAGATTCCTCAGTTAATAATAGAGTTTATCAGGTAGGCGGAATTGAGGAGTACGGTGTTGTAACACTAACATTAGTAACCAAAGGACAGAATTCAACCGGTGCACCTACATACGGTGATTGTACATATGCAATGTTTGGTACAAACAACGGTAAAAAGACTTGGTGGTTTAATGGTACTACTTGGGTAGCTGCTCAAACACGTCAAAAGTATGTTCCTGCACTGTTTGCTGGATATGATAGATACGGAAACAACTTAATAGATCCTGCTGTTTATCCTGGTAGCAACTTCTCAGGTAATACAATTTTTACCTATAAAACTGACAGTAATTATGTAGTAGATACTTACTTGCAAATCAAAGCTAAACGAGATCAGTTTGGTGATTTTATATTTGATAACTCTCTTGTTACAAGTAGTTACACTTATATAGAAAATAATCAGGAAGTAGATATAACAGGGTATCTATGGTATAGTAATGGTAATATAAGTAATGGTTGGCACAAATGTAGAGGCGGTTCCCGTCAATATATTTTAAATTCTTTTGATATAACTGAATCAACGGCGACGTTTCTAATAGATCAGTCTCCAGCGGAAGACGTTCTAGGATTTTTACCCAACATAATGGTTTATCAAATTCATAATCATAGTTCGAAACTTCTGGTTAATGGAGTTGATTATACCGTCTATGGCAGAACTGTAACGTTAACAACCGCAGTAGACGAATCAACTGCTGCAAGAATTGAGATTTATAGTTGGAGTAAAGACACACCTGTTGCATCAAACGGTTATTATCTACAACCAGTTAACCTTGTTGCTAATCCAAATAATGAAGAAATTAATACGTTAACATTTGATCAAACCATTAAACATTTTGGTAGTCTAATTTCTAATCAATATAAAGAAACTACTAACGGTGCCGGCGCAACAGGATGGCGTGATAGTGCAAAAGTATTAGGTCTTGGTGTACACATTCTTCAGCACAGATCACCTATGCTTAAATTAATGATGTTGAATAGTTCGAATATCAATACCGGTGCACTAGGTAATACAAGTTTAACAGACGTAAGCCTTGCAATACAATGGGCACAAAGAGAATATACAAGATTCTATAGTAGATTTACCAGAGCGTTGTTTAATTTATATAATGCACAAGGCTTTGATAAAAACGTAACACCGCAAGGATGGATTGATACAGCTCTACAACAAATCAATTTAGGTAAGAGTAAAACAAGTGCATGGGCATACAGTGGGTATGAACAAACTGAGGATTTTACATCAACACAAAATCCTACATTCATTCCTCCAACTGCTGCAAAACTAGGTATAACTCCAGTTTTTGCACCAGAGGTTTATTTAGATAGCGATTATTACCCTCCTAAATTAACTTTGCAGACACACGATGGTGCGAATATAATATTAGAAGACCTGCATGGTGAACAGTTAGGCACAATTTCAAGTAATAAAGATAAGACATCTAATCCAAATCATTTATCACATCCTGTTGCCGCAGCATGGTTACAATTAGAAATTAACTTATACAATGCAATCCCGGCAGAATATAAAGACATTGATTCCGCTCCTGCATTTGATCAACGAATTTATAAACCAGGTAAATGGAGAAACCAATTAAACTTTGCTGACAGTGTAGGAGAGAATTATAGTAGAGAAGAATACTTAAATATTCTAAGACCAAGTTTTGATAAGTGGATCATTACTTCACAACTTGATTATTCTGCTAATGCAACTTTTCAAGAGAACAACGAGTTTTCTTGGAACTACAACTCATGTACAGATAAAGATAACGAACCAATACCAGGAAATTGGAAAGCTATTTACAGATGGTTCTATGATACAGATCGTCCGCATACTCACCCATGGGAGATGCTTGGATTTAGTCAAAAACCCGTTTGGTGGGAAAGCGAGTATGGTCCTGCACCCTATACAAGAGGTAATACAACTCTTTGGGAGGATCTAACAGCAGGATTAATACGCAATGGAATTAGAGCCGGGGTGCATTCAGCCTGGGCTAGACCTGGGTTAATGGATTGTATACCTGTTGACGATCAGGGTTTGATCTTACCTCCTAATCTAGCAGGAGTAATTGCCATTCTCCCTACATTAAACAATGCACAAGCAGAATGGAAATTTGGAGACGGTGGACCAGTTGAAGATGTTTGGATCAATAGTTTAGAACACGGATTTGTTACAGCATTAACAAGTTATCTAATGAAGCCTGCAAGATTTATCGAACAAACTTGGGATCCGCTACGTACTGAACAAGTAGGCGAGGGTGATTCTCAGCAATGGCTTTATAAAAATACAAATAATAGAAGAGGTAATTCTGAATTTTATATTCATAGAGAAGTACCAACAAGTTTGAAAATAACAAATTCAATTCCAAACGAGTCAACCCTAAGTTTCTTTGGTAGTTGGGGAATTCAACACTGGATAAGCGAATACTTGATCAATCAGAATCTAAGTGTTACAAAAAATATCGGTTATGTGATAAGAGGCTCATATAGCAGTCTAGCTCATAAATTTGGCGGATTTGTAGGCACTGATAATAGTTTAAGAGTAATGGCCGACAGCTTTGGTCAGTTAGGATATACTAGTCAATTAGTGCCATCTGAAAATGTACAAACATATCTATATCGTTCAACAAGTTTAGGTACCTATTTTTATAGTGGTGTTATCATTGTTAAACAAAGCAATGGTTATGCTGTATATGGATATGACGGAATCAACCCGTCATTTACTGTTATCCCAAGTATTGTAACTGGGCCCAAGTCGAGTAACGTAATAGGTAATACTACTGTTGTAGATTACAAAAACGGCGCAGGATTGAATACTGTTCCATATGGAACTATTTTTGATAATAGACAAGATGTTTATGATTTTATTGTAAGCTATGGTCGCTGGTTAGAAAGCGAAGGGTGGAAATTTGAAATCGTTAACGACGAAAGTGGCAAAGTTGTTAACTGGCGACAAAGTGCTAGAGATTTCGTTTACTGGAGTCAAGGTAATTGGACAAACGGAAACTTTATTGCATTAAGTCCGGGTGCAGATTTAATTAAGTTTAAAAAGGAATTTGGCACTGTACAATGTGTTAATGGAACTAGTGGTGGGACATACCCAGTTCTAGATAAATCAGGTCAACCAATAGAAGCGCAGAATTTAGAAATTTTAAGATTTAATGACGAACTTACTATTAATTCTACTAATGGGCAAACTATCTTTGGATTAAGAGTATATGTTACTACCGTTGAACATGTTATGTTGGTTAGTAACGTAACACAGTTTAATGATTTAATATATGATCCACTTTTAAATGTATATCAACCGCGTCTTAAAGTTTACGGCTATAGAACTAACAATTGGTCAGGTAGACTTGATGCACCTGGGTATTTCTTATATCAAGATCCTATAACAAATCAATGGAAGATGATTGAGAATTTTGAAAAGACTAGTGCCGATTTCAAAAATCTCTATAACATAGATCAACCTAAAAATATAGTGAAGATAGATAATAATACTGGTAAATTAACAGAAAATTCCTCTATAAATCATGCGGTTACAAGAACTGATTTATCACAATTAGCCAAGCATACTATTAGCTATCAAAAGAGAGAATATTTAGAAAATCTACTATTAGATGATACAACTCAATTTGAATTCTTCCAAGGCTTCATAAGACAAAAAGGTTCTCGTAAATCTCTTGATGGTATACTCCGTAACACTAGTATTTTACCAACTGGTCAAACTGTAAACTACTACGAAGAATATGCATTTAGAAAAGCTAGATATGGTGCTGTTGCACTTAATACAAATATAGATTTTATTATACCACAAGTAGAATATGTTAATAATCCGCAACGTATTGATGTGTTTAGTAACTATGATAGTACTCAACCGAGAGATGGCATAATTGAAATTGCTGTTAGAGATCCTGGAATCGTAGTTCCTCCGGAAAATTACGAAGGTAAACTATTCCCACTAAGAGCAAATGTAGATAATTCTTTATATGGCGATTTGCCAACTAGTGGATTTGTTCACTTAGGTGAAACAACATATACAGTTATCAATCAAACTGAACTTTATAACTTGAATGCAAACCTTGCGGTAAATGGTAAGACTTTAACAACAGGTGATACTATTTGGCAATTCACAACAGTTAATGCATCTTGGGATGTGTATAAAGTTGTTAGTCCTGCAAGCACTGTAAGTCGCACACTTCCTCATGGAAGCGAAAATATTACAGAAATTATTTTCAACGATAACCACGGAATAATGGTTGACGACTTGATTGTAATAACAGGTTTTAAAAATAATAATAGCCTTAATTCAACATTTATAGTTGAAGCTGTTACAGATGTAACTATTAGTATTCCGATTAGTACCTTTATTGAAGATTTTGAAGGTGTTGTAAGAGTTCTTAAAAGTAAAAAATTCTTTGATAAGAATGAGTTACTTTCTTATGATCTATTAGGAGGTTGGCACCAAGGCGACCTTGTTTATGTAACAAACGGCGAAGCAGAAGGTGAATGGACTGTTTATAGATGGAACATAGGTACTTGGGAAATTTATAGAAATGCCGAGCCTAAGGTTGATGCAAATTTAATTTTATCAAGTAGATTATATAACAAATTAACATTTGCCGATGCTACGGTTTTAGAATATTATGATCCAGGCAAGGGTATGATACCCGGAATTGCCGATAAAGAAATCACCTATAAAACTGTTTATGATCCCGCACAATATAACAGCGGGGATACAAGTGTTTACAGTTTGAATGAGGCTGAGTGCTGGAGCGAACCGCATGTTGGTGAAGTATGGTGGGACCTCGGTACAACAAGATTTGTTGATTATGAAACAGGACCTATAGATTATAGAGTTAAAAATTGGGCTAAACTTGCACCTGGTACAGATATAGAAATATATGAATGGGTTAAAAGTTCTATCCCACCGGCAGACTGGACAAATTATACAATAACAGGTGTAAATCTATCCAAGTATGGTATTCCGTATATTGCATCTGGCTTTGTTAGAAACTCATCAAATCCAGCCTGGACACAAAAAGTAGAATATGATTCAAATGGTATAGCACGTACATGGTATTATTTCTGGGTAGGTCGCAGCGATATGCCGCCGCTTGCAGAAAATAGAAATCTTTCTACTAATGAAATTGCAAGAATTATTAAAAATCCAGGAAGTAATGCTATTCCTTGGTTTGCCGCAGTTAGCGAACGCACATTAATTGTAGCAAATATTGGAGAGTTCTTAACTGATACAGATATCGTTATGCAGGTTAATTATACAACTAAACCAAATGATGCAAATGATTATAAAGAATGGACACTTATTAGAAAAGACGATCCTAATAGTTACATAGATCAAGAATATTGGAACAAACTAAGAGATAGCTTAACAGGATTTGATGCAATGGGTAACCAAGTACCAGATCCTCAACTAAACGAATTACTAAAATATGGAAATTTAATTCGTCCAAGACAGTCTTGGTTTGCAGATAGATTAGAAGCTCTTAGTATTTGGGCTAACAGAGTTAATACTCAACTAGCTGACGCATCAGATCCTCTTGTATTAGATAGTTCTAAATCTACTTGGAGTTTGTACTTTACACAAAGCGAACCAATACCAAGTGCTTATGGTAATTATGAATACAAAATAAATGACATGAGTGAAATGTCAATTATAAAACAAAGTGCGATTGACGGCGAACGAGTTTTTGTAATGCCAACAGCCGTTAATAATAATATGTGGACTATTTGGCAATGGGATGCAGCAAGTAATGACTTTGTTCTTTATAGAAAACAAGCATACAATGTTAATAACTATTGGAAATATGTTGATTGGTATAGTAACGGATATGATTCAAATACCATACCGACATATACAGTTGATACGGTTAAAGAAAAAGACGCAATAATTACAGCTGGTGTAGTAGTTAAAGTTCGTGACTTTGACGGCAGATGGGCATTATTTCTTGGTCTAGAAACCACTGGATCAATATTAGTTGGATTACAAGACGGTACTATCCAAATTACAGAAAATTTATGGAACACAACTCAAAATCAATCAGGATTTGATTTAATAGGGTTTGATACTAAAGTTCCGTTTGATTACAACCCAACTATGGAAATAGGTTTAATATTCGACGGGGTTGTTAAGGGTATATATAACGGCTCGGGATCAACTGAATTAAACGAACTTTTCTTTGCAATGGTTAATTTTGTGTTCAATGAACACAATTATGTTGATTGGGTATTCAAGACTAGTTTCATATCTATTAACGGGTCAATGGAACCATTGTCAACTTCGGAACTATATAAACCAAATACAGTTGATCTGCTTTTAGATTATTTAAACGAAGCAAAACCTTATAGAACTAAAATAAGAGAATTCGTAAGTAGTAGAACTGCTGTTGACAATGTAAGTGTTAAAGGATCAACTGACTTTGATAAACCTGTTTATCTAGAAACTGAAGACAATTCTTACAGAGTATTAAGTGAACTTAATATAACTGATCAAAACATAATGATCAGCAGTTCAACTTACAGCCCATGGTTTAATAACTATAAAACCAATCCTAATCTTATTCGCAGATTAAAAACGCAATTGGTATTTGATAGAGTTGCAAGTATGCCTCAAGTTGCAACCGTTGTTAACGCATCTGCAAACGGGTCAACAGTTTCATTTACTATAAAACCTAGTAAATTAGTAAGTACATTTAGAGTAGGCGAAAAGATTTATGTAACAAACGTACAATCTTTAACAAACCAGGTCACAATTTTTAATACATCTGATGCTGTTGTTGCAAGTGCAAGTGACAATGTTATAGTTACTAAGTATAATCGTAACCTTGATACTAATTTTGGAACAAAGGGTGAAATTTATCATCAGTACAGTAAATCATTATCAATTACTAATGCAAAGAGTTCGGGTAATACCGTTGTATTCTCAGTAGATTTAAATAACGAACAGAATACCTTTAGAGTAGGTGAAAAAGTAACTATTGGTAATGTTACACTAGTTTCGAATACAACTCCGTTTACATCATTCACAACGTCAAATGCAATAGTGCTTGAGACATCTGGTAACCTTGTTACTGTAGATTACACTAGTAACATTGGTATAGCTAACGGTATAAGCGGTAACATATTCCATCAATATAATAGTTTTGTATCTGTTGTTAATGTCGAAAGCCGCGGTGACGTGGTTATATTTACAACGGCAGAAAATATTACAAATATCTTTATTGCAGGAGAAACTGTAACTGTTGGTAATGTTATTGCAAGATCTACAATGGTACAGTCGTTTGCATCAAATGATGTTACAATTACAGCAATTTCCGGAGATATAATATTCGGAAAGTATAATAGAACTGTCGGTATTGGTACTGGATACGGTGGTGCTATCTATCATCAAACATTTGGTGCTGCTGATAGAATTATGAGAGATTATGCACCAACACAATATATGCCGCCTGCATTCAGCCCAGACTTAATTAGCGGAACTGACTACAAGGGAATAATTTATTCAGGAGGACCATTTGAGGCAGGTTGGGACATGCCTGCAGGATTCTCTCCCGATGATGCAGCAGTAAATGATGCACAAGAAGTAATGTTAGAAGGCGGCTTGCCTCCGATATATGATCAATTTTATGGTAACGGGCATAGAACTTTATTTAGATTATCAAGAGTTCCACAAAACTTAGTTGATACTAAGATTTGGAAAGACAAATCATTAGCTGTTTATGGAGAAGATTATACTATACCAACTTATGCTACATCGATAAAGATAATCGAACGAGGTAAAGGATATAGCCCGGGCGAAAAATTAAAAGTTGTAGGAAATGCTCCGGGCGGAATTGTTGTACCAACAGAATTTGTAGTAACAGGTGTTGATTCAAATGGCGGCATTAAAAATGTTATCATGTTAAATGCCGGTAGTTTTGAAGTAATTCAAGACGGGGCATATAGTATAGAATATATAGACTCCTATTATGTTGGATCTGGAAAAAATGCCAAAGTTGGAATGATATGGGGCGGTTCTACTCTAAAGTTTACAACACCTCCAACCAGTAGCGATAAACCAAATATTTGGGTTTTGTATGCAGGTACTACATTCGAACCTGCACCTGCAGGCGAATATGATATCATTACAGACGGAAGTGACTTTATCAATCCAACTGTAGAGGCAGATCATGCAGAAGAGTTACTTACTAATAGAATTAGAGATGCTGTAAGGATTGATACTTATTCTAATTATGTAGGCGGTATGCCAATTGTATGGCAAACATCTTATATAACTGAAGGTATTAAAGATCATTATAGTATGGGTGTTCGTCCGCAAAATGATAGCGGAGTCGAAGCGTATTTAGATGGAGTATTATTAAGATATGGTCCAACCAAAGATTTTGTAGTTAACTTTGAAACTGGTGAATTAGTATTTGTTTACCCACCCGACCCAGGTAAAAGACTTACAATTATTGCTTATGGCGACGGCGGATCGGGATCAACTATTTCTGCTGTTTATCCAGTTTCAAGAGGAGAAAATTATAAACCCGGAGATTTCATAACATTAGAAGGCGGCGAACCTACACAGTTCAACGATGCTGGCGGAAAATATAGAGCAAGGGTTCAAGTAGAAACTGTAACTGCTGGAAATATACACATAGCTAATGGCGGAACTGGATATAAAACAGGGGAAATTTTACAACTTGTTTGGGATCTGGCTCAACCGGGGGAAGTTCAAACCCCATTACTAGTAAAAACTACTAATGTTACAATCAAAGGTTCGATTGTTTCAGTTGAGATATACAATGCAGGATCATATAAAACAATACCGGATGTTGCAACTTGGAAATCATCTAACAGCAATGGGTCTGGACTTAACATGTCTCCTGTTTGGGGTGTTAATACAGCTAAAATTGACCGTCCTGGGTTATATACAGTTAAACCAACGGTACCATTTGTACAATATGCAAGTTCTACTTCCGGCGGTACTGGTGCAACGTTTAACGCTTATTATACAAGTATAATAAATCAAGAAACCTTTGTTGCAACTGGGAAGACCGGTACATTTACTTTAAGAAAAAGTGGGACAAGTTTCTTCAATTTTATGGTAACTGTAAATGGTGTATTTGCAACTGTATTAGGTTATTCATCTACTAGCGTTAGTATTGCAACTCCTCCGTTAGGATCGTATGTAGTTGTAACTGTATTCAATACACCGCAATTTAGTAAAATCTTAAATGAAGAATTTACATATACAGGGTTTTCTTATATTATGGAAAGACCTGTAGGTAATACAGTACCTGACTATTCAACTGTGGTTGTAACAGCAGATGGTCTTCCACTATCACCGCCGCCAATGAAAACTTATATCGGCGACGGATATACCCGTCAGTTCGACTTCCCAGATGTTCCTACTGACCCGGAAACATACCTTAAAGTTTATATCGACGGTGCTCATATTGGACCACCTGGCTACGATGTATTCGATGGAACCGTTACGTTATATTTTACACTAAATGAGGGCGCAACACTTACAATAGTAAATATGGATCCTACTCAGGGCCAGTTTTATTCTATCATTGGTAAAGAAATCTTTATGAATAATGTTGATATAGGTGCTAGAATTAATGTTCTTAGTTTTACTCAAGATTTAAGTTATAGATTTGTTCTACAAGAATTTGATGGAAATCCTAATGGAGAATATATCCTCGAAGACAACCCAACTTCAGAAAGTACTATAACAGTCTTTAAAAATAATCAACTACAGCGTATGCTTTGGGATTATGCGATTGCAAGACGAACAATTGAAGGGTTTGATATATTTGGGTATGATGCACAACCATTTGATTCTGGTCCTTATAGATATGTAATACTCTTCAATCAACCACATGATCCAGCTGATAATATTACTATTAGATATATGAGAGGAGCACCAGAACGTCCCGGTATTGCGATCAGACAGTTTATTGATTCGTCGTTATATAGACAGAGTTATGCTATAGATTTTAAAGCAAGAACAAGACTATTAAGCGAGGTCCTGATAAACTCTAGCAGTATCGAAGTAGAAGATTATACTAAATTGACCCAACCAACATTAACAGTTCCCGGGTCTGTTTGGATTGATAATGAAAAAATAGACTTTTTAGAAGTACAACCTGCACCGACAAGAGATCATCCGAATAGAGCATTCTTAACTAACATTGTACGAGGTGCTGGCGGAACCAGTACTGGTATTGAAACAACGTTTAATATTGAATATTTTGACGGAAACGGTACTACAGATAGATATGCTACAATGTCCGGATACTCGCCAAACGGAATAACAGTATATGTTAATAACAAATTTCAAGCACAAGGTAAAATGTATTATTATGCTGTAGAAGGGATGGATGTACAAATTGGATTAGTTGATGCATTACAATCTACAACCCAGTTAACAGTTTATGATACATACCCAAATTCAGAACCGTTAACACTTGGAATTGATTATTACTTTATGTCTAATAATTCTATACGTTTAATTAACAATTACGAAACTATAACAATAATAACAATTAAAATAGCTCCTTTACCAGGAGTTAAGACAAATTGCTTCTTAACAAGTATAGAAGGTGATGTTAGTTTAATTCTAAACATCGACGCAGGTGTTTATATTATTTTTGATTCTAATAGTATCCCCCCTGTTGGCTATAAAAATATTAAGTTTGTTGAGGTGATTGGATCAACAACTTCAATATGCCATTTCTCAAATGTTATAGTACAAGATTCTGGAACTAATATGTTAATACCTGGTGGATATAATTGGGAACCGTCACCAATGGGGTTACAATACAATAATAGTCCGCAAGTTAAATTCTTGTTAGAACACCCAGGAGCACGTGACTAAATACAACCATGAACGATGATAATAAAGAAGATAAATCTAGTGTCGATGATTCAATGATCGATGAGAATATGAGTTTATTCATATTTGGAAACATTAAGATTAGAGACGTTGATACTGGTGAAGTACTAGTTAATCAAAGATTTTGATAAGGTTAGAGAATGATTATCAATAGTAAAAATAGTGTTACAGGACATATAACTATAAAAGATGTAGAAACTGGAGAAATTATAGTAGATAAAGATAATGCTATTAATTTTGAGAATTTTTCTATATCTCTTGGTAGAACTATTGCAAATAGAGCCGACGGTTGGATACAAGAAATGGTATTTGGCAACGGTGGTGCAACCGTAAGCGAAACTGGTACTATTACATATCTTCCGCCTAATGTCATAGGAGAAGCTGCTAGCCTTTATAATCAAACGTTCAGTAAAGTTGTAGATGATCAAAATCCATTAAATGTTAATCCGGCTAAAAATTATATAACAGTAAGTCATAGTTCCGGTACAACATATACTGACGTAGTAGTTACATGTAATTTAGATCTAGGTGAACCATCAGGGCAGTCTGCATTTGACACATCGACTACTATTACCGGCGACTTTGTGTTTAGCGAGCTAGGTCTTAAAGCATACAATGCGGTTGGTGCTAACACTGGTAGATTACTTTCCCACGTTATATTCAGCCCAGTTCAAAAGTCTCTCAATCGTCAAATAGAAGTAGTTTATACTATTAGAATCCAAACAGTTTAGTTTTAATGGGTTGGTTGTCTACCACAGATAAATAACAGGACATTTATCTAAGGATATACACACCATGGCCACCAATATTTTCAACTTTGATGGAAGACTACTTACTACCGTTGCAGACGGAACCCTTGATATTACACATGCTAGTATTAAATTACCTGGCAGAGGGTATCAGAATTACGGCGAGCCGGTTCTAGAAGGCCTGCTTTGGATTTTAGAAAACTTTGCAGGCAATCAATCACCGCCATTGCCACAGACCGGGCAGTTATGGTTTGATACTGCTACAGGCTCAGGAAGTCTTAAAGTTTGGAACGGCAATGAGTGGCAAAATGCAGGAGGCGTAACTATTGCAGACACTCCTCCACCAAATCCATTACTTGGTGCATTGTGGTATGATACGATTAATTTGCAATTAAAAGTATGGTCTGGCAAAACGTGGGATATTATTGGGCCGTTAGGTAGTAAACCAAATCTCGATCCAATTGATCCTACGGTTCAAGTCAACAGTGTTGTAGAAGCAATGCGAGTTTATGGTGTTGAAGACGGGAAAGAACATTCTTTATGGAGAGTTAGCATTGCGGGTATTATGCTTTGTATTATTAGTAAAGATCAAGTCTTTACTCCTCAAAGCGGTATTTTAACCAATGGCGGGTTCCCAAAAATTTATCCGGGTATTAATTTTAATACTAAGATTGCAAACATTGGTATCAATGGCGACGAAACTATTTTTAAAAGTACAAAAACTAACCTACCAAGTGTCAGTCGTACATGGAACCTAGGTTCAGCAACAAAAGAATTTAATACATTTTATAGTCAAACTGGTTTCTTTTCTAACAAAGTCGGTATCGGTACTGTTTCTGGTGCTTATACATTTGAAGTAAACGGAACAACTAGACTTGACGGTAAGTTAACACTTGCACCGGGAACAAAAGATAATCCACCAATTGCTTGGTCGGCAAGTTCAACTCTAACTACAGAGCCACAAGTTGGTGCGTTAGAATTTGACGGAAATAACTTCTATTTTACTGGCTTATTAGATGATAAACCAGTAAGAAGAACTCCGCTATGGTTATTAAACTTAGATCAAACTAAGAACTTGTTCGTTAGTTCGATTGGTGGTAGTGATTCTAATAGCGGACGTAGTAAGATGACTCCTCTAAAGACCATTAGAAGAGCGCTTGAAATATTATATGAGAATAGTTTAGAAGGTTATACTGTTTTTGTTGAAAGTGGTGATTACTTAGAACATAATCCTATGTATGTTCCGCCAAAGACATCAATTGTAGGTGATAACTTACGTCGTGTAAGTATTCGTCCAGTTCATAATAAACTTGATATTTTCCATACCGCAGGTAGTAATTATTTCTATGGATTAACTTTTAAAGATCATAGAGCACCTGCATTTGCCTTTGCGTTCCCTTGTTCTACTGCAACTGCAACAATCGAAGACGGCGTTGTAACAGGAATTAAACCAACATTCAGTTGGGGTAGCTATATGGCTGCATATCCGCCGGCTGTATTCATTGAATCACCTCCGTATGGAACCGGAACTAATTCGAGAGCTTCTGCAACTTCTTATATTGTTGACGGTGCTATTACAGACATTTACTTAAAAAGTGGCGGTAGTGGTTATACAAGTGCTCCAGCAGTTACTATTACAGGTTCAGATAACTCTGGTACTGACTGCGTTGCTGTTGCCAGAATTGATATTAATCCGCAAAGTCCAACTTATAAACAAGTTATTGCAATTGATATTGAACAAACTGGACTAGGGTATCTTGAACCAATTACTGTTACAATTGCAGGTGGTGCCGGAAGCGGTGCTGTTGTTAGTAAGGTTGTGGTACAAGACGGTGTTATCGGTGGATTTACTGTAGAATCCGGCGGTTCTGGTTACATTAGAGAACCATGGATTTCTATTAAGCCGCCAAACCCAGAACAGGTATTTTCATCACCGTATGTTCAGAATTGTTCGAGTATCACTGGCCCATTTGATGTTAACGGTAAATTAATTACACTTACACCACCATATGAAACTAGAGCAGGGTTCCCAGTTGGATCAGGGTATGGCGAATTAGATCCAGAAGGTGCAGGTTCTGGAATACGTATTGACGGTGAAGTTCTTGATAATGATGCAGATCCATCTAAAACTGTAATTCGCAGTTTTGTTGCCGATGCGTTTACTCAGATCAATCAGGGCGGCGTTGGTCACTTGATGCTTAATAGAGGCTATGCTCAGTTCGTTTCGTGCTTTACTACATTTAGTAGCATTGGTTATTGGGCAAGAAACGGCGGCTTCTGTAATATTTCAAACTCAGTTATCGACTTTGGTGATATCGGTCTTAAGGCAGAAGGTTATTATCCAACTGGATATTCGACTGGTATTTCATTAGGAAATTACAGTTCAACCGTTCTGTCAATAACAGTTGTTACAGAAGGTACTGGCAAGTTTAAGCCACTTTGGGTATGGGAAGCTGACCTATTAAACGGCAGAAATAATCCAGCCCGTGGTACAGCAGCAAAATGTAACATCTTTACAGATAAAGATGGGTTCGTAACTGCAATAGCGGTAACTGATCCAGGGTCTGACTATTGGAGCGAGCCAACAATTGATTGGTCAACTGCTCCGGCAAAAACAGGCGAAACAATTACCGAAGCTGATCTTCCTGTTTGTAAAATTGTTCTTAAAGTTGATACCGATGAAAAGGTAATTGATGGTTTACAGTTTAAACCACAGTTCGGTACAGCAATGCTTGTAAATAACGAGTTTTATATTGTAAGTAATGTTATCGAAACAGGTATTAGTTCAAGATATAAAGTTGTAACTAACCCTCCGATATGGGCCATGGACAACGGCGACCAATGCCAGTTCTTTGAAATCAGTAATATTAGTACTGGCGGATTGGCATTAGAATATATCGGTTCAGGTGTTACTTATAATGCATTACCATACTACAATGGTGTTCCAGATATAACAAAACAAATTATCGACGGCGAAGATCCGACAAGTCCATGCTATCCAGGACGTATCTATTACGTTACTATTGATAATACAGGTAACTTTAGAGTTGGTCCTTACTTCCGTGTTAACTTTGTCGATGGTTCGGTTGAATTCAATGCTAAAACAATGAAGTTACCTCACCTAGATAGTATTGGACCGTTCCTAAGAAACGGACAACCGGTTGGTTTGATTCCTGGTCCTGGCTATGCCGATGAAATCAGTTCGGATCCTTCTTTAACACATCTTGATAGTACACTTGATTACGATAATGTTCCGTTGTGGGATAAAACTACACTTCCGACACAGAATGCTGTTAGAGATTATTTCAAACAGGTTAATAGTGATATTACTCCGAACAGAAACAGCGATAACGTATACGTTTTAGGTACACACAATCTAAGATGGAAAGAGCTGTGGGTACATAAAGCTAACATTAGTGTGTTCACTGGCACTGATATGGTAGTTGTAAATGATACCTCTATTAATTTTGATACACAGTGGGCAAAGATTGGTATTGGAACTACATTTCATGATGAAAGAAGTTATTCTCGTCCAAGATTAAGTGTTGGTGGCGCAAATGTTGGTATAGGTACTAACAGAGTTTGCGTTGAAATATGGCCGCAGGGTAATAACTGGAATGAACGCACAAGTTTAACTCTATGGAGTACTTTCTATCAAAACCCAGGTACCGGAGATCATTACCCAAGACGTACAGCTGACATTGTTACAGGCTTTAGTCCAACAATAACTGCTACAACTGCATCCGGTGTTGTTAATCCACCATCAGATGTAGGTGCGTGGGCACACGAATATTTGTCATTTAATGTTGGTAATTCAACTGTTAATTCGGGCGGATATTCTGGATATTATGCATCAGATAATGATTCATGCAATATGCCTAAAGAACGTATGCGTATTGACGGTTGGGGTCGTGTTGGCGTTGGTACTAATAGTGTTAGAAACCAATTAGAAATATGGCCGCACACAACCTACAACAATGTTTTCAACAATGAAAGAGATTGGAACGGTTTAGCAATATTCAGTGGTAAGACAAACTCAGATTATGTATTGTACATGGGTGCAGACTCAACAAACCACGTTTCATACATTCAGTCTCGCAAATACAATACTGACAATGCAGCACTATCCCTTAATGCAAAGGGAGGATATGTAGGTATTGGTACAATTAAACCAAATACACAACTACATCTTTGGACACCGGCTACTGCTGCGTTGGGTAGATTCCAGAGTGAAAATGCAAGCGGTACAGCTCGTACTGAATATATGAGAGGTACTAATATCAGTTGGGTGGGTGTTGACGGTGACGCTAACGAAGTACAGTTAGGAACCTTGGAAACCATTCCGATAAGATTCTGGATTAATAATCAACCAAAAGTATCAATCCTTGCAGACGGTAAGGTTGGAATAGGCGAGACAAGTCCAACTAAAAAACTACACGTTGTAGGCGATACACTTCTAGATGGCCCAATGTATGTAACCGGTGTTATTTACGGTTCGGATGATATTATTGGGTTCTATACCTCAGACGAACGTCTAAAAACAAATGTAGTTGCTATCAATGATGCATTAATGAAAGTTAATAGCATTGACGGTGTAACATTTGATTGGACTGATGCTGCTAAAGAAGGCCATACACATAGAGAAAGCAGAGAAGCAGGGGTACTTGCTCAACAAATTGAAGCTGTTCTTCCTGAGGTTGTAACTACTAGAGAAGACGGCTTTAAGGCTGTTAACTACGAAAAGATAGTTCCATTGCTAATTCAAGCAATTAAGGAATTAACTGTAAAAGTAGAAACACTAGAAAAAAAGTTACAGTAAAGTAACCATAAATTGAGAAAACATTAATGCCCGTTTTATACGGGCATTTTTGTTTGTATCTTATAGAAATAAATACTTTAACTAATTTAATGGGTAGATAATATGTCTTATACAATAAGAAATACCGACGGATCTATACGCAGCGTTGTTGAAGACGGGTCAGTTGATGATTATACAAGTAGTATACCATTCATAGGTAAAGGTGTAAGAGGTTGGGGACAACCTATAGAACAAAGTTTGTTCTGGGTAATGCAGAATTTTGCAAATACTGTTGCACCAGCGAACCCTGCTGTTGGACAATTATGGTACGATACTAGAGAAAATTTTCAACTATTAAAACTTTGGAATGGAACCGGGTGGGTTCCTGCTAGTAATATTATTGTAGCATCAGACACTCAACCATACCCAGATGGTGTTGAAGGTCAGCTATGGTTTGACTCTACTAATAAACAACTAAGGATTATGATCGACGGGGTATGGTCTATCGTTGGACCTTTGGGTAGTAGTATTAACACTGATCCGATTGATTCGCCAACTCCTGATCATAGTGTTGTTGATGCAGTAAGAATTAGCGATACACACGGAGTAAAACATCAATGTTTCCGCATTACAGTTGGCGGTGTAACAGTTGCAATCATAAGTAAAAGTCCGGTTTTTACTCCTGCTTCTACAGCTTATAATGCATACGGTTTTCCAAAAATCTATCCAGGTATTACAGTTTCGGCACTTGATGGTACAACATTTGCCGGCGACCCTTACGTATGGAATGGCAGACTTAATAACTTGCCAGAGTTTGATAAAACTATAAACATAGGATCAAAGACTAAAAGAATTAGTAACGTATTTGCCTATGGAGCTCAAATTTCAGGAAACTTGTTTAGCACAGGCACAACCTATTTCGGGCCAAGTACTAATACATCTAAGCCAGTTGTTTTTGGAAAAACAACAAACTTACCTGCTGTTACACCGAGATTAGGTGCTATTGAGTTTGATGGTAGTACGTTCTATTTTACAAATATGGTTCAAGGACAGCCAACTAGACAAGTGCCAGTGTTTAATCAAGACTTGTCATTAAGTCGACGACTATATGTAAGTTTAAGTGGAAGCGATGAAGCATCAGGTTTATCTCCGGGACTTGCTAAAAAGACTCTTAAAGGTGCTCTAGCAGCATCGGTTGCAGGAGATACTATCTTTATTGAAAGTGGAGAGTTTTGGGAACAAAATCCACTATATGTACCACCGTATATTAGTATCATAGGTGATAATCTTCGTCGTACAATTATAAGACCTATTCATAACCAATTAGATTTATTCCATGTTGATGTCGGCACATACTTCTTTGGTATGACCTTTAAGGATCACAGATTCCCTTCACATGCATTCTCATTCCCATGTTCAACAGCTAATGCTGTTATTACTAGTGGATCTGTTACAAGTGTACAGTGGATGTATAGTAAAACAGGTTATACTATTTTACCTGATGTTATCGTAGAAGCACCGCCCCTTGGAGGAACAACGGCTGTAATCAATGCAGGACCATTAGTAGATGGTGCCATTGTAGATGTTAAAGTAACAAGTGGCGGCGCAAATTATACATCCCCGCCTCTTGTTACAGCATTAGGTAACGGCGGAACTGGCACTGGTGCATCATTTAGAGCTAGAATAGATTTAGAAGAAAATAGTTCAACCTATCAAAAAGTCGTTGCAATTGATATTTTAGATCCAGGAACTGGATATCAAGCCCCTGTTACATTCTCATTTAGTGGCGGAGCAGGGACAGGAGTTGCTGCAACTGCAACACTAGGTGACGGTGTCATTAGAGGTTACTCTATTGTAAGTGGCGGATCTGGATATTATCGTCCACCTCATTTAAGTATTAAACCGCCGGCACTAACAAATATTACTAGTTCGCCGTATGTACAGAACTGTTCAAGTATTACTGGTCCGTTTGATAAAAATGGACGACTAATTATAAGACGACCTGGTATTACGGGTGATCCTGCAACAGGATGGGTAACAAGAACTGACCCAGGTACACCGTTTGCAGAGCTTGATCCATCAGGGGCAGGCGGCGGATTACGAGTTGACGGCGACTTGCTTTCACCTTCATCTGTATTAAGAAGTTTTGTTGCCGACGCATTTACTCAGGTTAATCAGGGTGGTATTGGTCACTTACTCATCAATAAAGGTTACGCACAATTCGTTTCGTGCTTTACTACTTTTAGTAGTATAGGTTATTGGGCAAGAAGTGGTGGGTTTGCTAACATATCAAACTCAGTTGTTGACTTTGGTGATGTTGGATTACAAGCAGAAGGATACTATCACTTGCCATACGAGGAAGGGATCTTAGCTGCTACTTATACATCAGGAGTCGGTGCAGTTCTTATCAATGTAGGTGATGGCGGCGCAGGATACACACCTGGCTCGACATTTACTATTACATTCAGTGGCGGCGGTGGATTTGGTGCAACTGGTAAAGCATTCGTAGACGTTTACGGTGCAGTTACAAGAGTTCAAATTACTGCTGGCGGATCTGGGTATACCAGTCCTCCAACACCTATATGGTTAACTGGTACTGGCATTACAACACCTGTAGGAACAGTAGAATTAAAGACTAATACCTCTATCAGAGTTACCAGCTCAAGTGCAGAGCCTGTGCAACCAACAAATGCATCAGTTGTTAAGATTGGTGGTGTATTTTATACAGTTATTAGTTCAAACCCACGTGGTACAACACAATGGGATGTTGCAATTTATCCTGGATTACCAGCTGGAACAGCAGGTGACACAGTTTCATTCCATGATGTAAGTAATATCAGTACCGGCGGCCTTGCACTCGAATATGTAGGATCGGGTGTTACATATAATGCTCTTCCAAGATACGGCGGTGTACCTATTGCAGATAAGCAGGTTGTTGATCAAGATTCGCCATCGCCGCTTGGTCCTAGAATGAAACCAGGTAGAGTTTATTTTGTTACAATTGACAATACAGGTAACTTTAAAATCGGTAGACTTTTTGCTGTTAACTTTGTTGATGGGTCAGTGAAGCTTAACTCTAATGCAATTAATTTGTCTGGGTTATCTGGTATTGGGCCGTTCCGTAGAGACGGTGTTATTGTTGGTACATATGCAGATGAAATAAGTGACGATGATACACTTACACACTCGGCATATACTGCTTGGGATAGTACAACTCTTACTACTCAAAATGCTGTAAGAAATTACTTTACCAAGATTTCAACTGTAGTAACACCTGAACTTAATAATGTTTACGACATGGGCATTGATTCTCTAAGGTGGAATAATGTCTGGGCAAACACATTAAATGCTAATACTTTAAATGTCGACTTAACTAAAGAACAAATTGTACAAGGGCTAGGCTTTACCCCTGTTCAACAAGGAACAGGTACTAACCAACTTAACAATGATATTAAGATTGGATGGAATGGTACACGTCTACTTTTACAAGTCGATGATGTCGATTTCGGATCACAATGGCCGATCGGTATTGGTGGATTAGGAAACGACCTCGAAGTTAATAGTCTAGGTGTAGGATTAACTCCGTATGGTACAGCCGGTTCTCTTAGAGCAGTAACAATTAATACCGAAACAATAGCTGCAAGTACAAGTATTAACATTAATAGTAACTTGTTAAGTACTGCCGGCGATGTTATTAATCTAGGGTATGGCGGAAGAGGAACTGTTAATACAAATTGTCGTACAGTAATCAAGGGAGAATTTGTAAGACAACCAACAAACCCGGGAAATGATTCAAATCTTACATTCAACACCTCTGATGCAATTTATAGAATGGGAATAGGAGCCGGAACATCGGGAACTCTAGGATTCGTACATTCTGGCATTACATCAGGTGGCGCAAGAAATATCGTAGAATGGAACTTGGTTTCTGGGGCTTGTTTAATTAAAGGTGATTTAAACGTAACAGGCGATATTACTGCATTCTACGGATCATCCGACGAAAGACTTAAAGAAAATATTAAACCAATCAATAATGCATTAGACAAGGTTGCACAAATTCGCGGAGTTGAGTTTGATTGGACTGACGATTATATTGCAAAGAAGAATGACTTTGCAGAAAGTCTAATTAATAAACATGATGTCGGTGTTATTGCACAAGAGGTAGAAAAAGTTCTCCCTGAGGTTGTTACTGATAGAGAAGATGGGTATAAAGCTGTTAAGTATGACAAGATTATACCTCTTTTAATCGAAGCTATTAAAGACCTTAAGGCTGAAGTAGAATCTCTAAAACAGCAAATATCAAAAGAATAAGGGTATTAAATTTGTAAACATTTAAAAAATTATATATCATTGAAACATCTAATATTATAGGCGGCAAGATGGTAAATAATACAAAGAATACAACAAGGGTTGAAATTATGGCCCGTATACCCAAAACAGACCAAGTCTGGAATGATATATTTGATAGTTTGGTGTTAGATACTGAACCGCCGATTGAATACATTAAGAATGTAATCATAACAACTAAGACTGGTGTAAGGTTAAAAGTCAGCGCACTTGATTTTGCACAAATTCTCGAAAGGGAGCGTTTTATAAATCCCGAAGAGAGTGATATACTAAGTTGCAGACTAGCAATAAACTTTGACAAGGTGAGAAAAGATGTAGATGAGTGGGCCGACCAACTCATCTATTTTTATGATCATGATGGCAAGAAAAAGCCTCCTGTAAAAAGAACTCGTAAGCCTGCTGCAAAAACTACTAAATCAACCGCAGCAACTAAAGCAAAAGCCGCAGCTAAAACAAAAGCAACTAAAGCAAAAGCTACAGCAACTAAGAAGACAACAACTCGTAAACCGCGTGGCACTTCTAAAAAGAGTACATAATGATAGCAGCTATATTTGCAGTTGATAGTCAAGGCGGACTTGGTAAGAATGGTACTCTTCCATGGCCAAAGGATCGCGAAGACCTAACATGGTTCAAAGAAAATACTACAGGGCATATAGTTATAATGGGTAGAAATACCTGGGAAGATCCTATGATGCCTAAGCCACTTCCTAATAGAGTTAACTGTGTTGTAACATCTAGTGACAATTTACACATGGCTGATAAAACAAATGCTATTATCAAGGGCCATAAATTAGAAGATGCTCTTGCCGATTTAGAAGAAAATTTTGAGCTACGAACTATTTGGATAATAGGCGGTGCTCAATTATTGAAATCAACACATCATTTAATCGACCAAGTCTACCTAACTAGATTTGACGATTCATATGATTGTGATGTTAAACTTGATATAGATGAATACCTAAACAACTTCGAATTAACAAGCGAAGTTCCGGGAGAAGGGAAAAGGTTTCAAATATATCATGCAAAACTATCTTAGCTTATTAAATGACATATTAAAACATGGTGTTGAAAGTAAAGATCGGACAGGCGTTGGTACTATTAGCATTTTTGCTACTCAGCTACGCTTTGACTTAACACGAGGATTTCCGGCTGTAACAACTAAGAAGCTCTTATTCAATGCTATGAAGTCTGAGCTACTTTGGTTTATAGAGGGATCAAATGATGAACGTAGACTTGCAGAGATTCTGCATGGTACTAGAGATTTAGCCAAAACAACAATCTGGACTGCAAACGCTAATGCAGACTATTGGAAACCCAAAGCCGAATTTGAAGGCGATCTTGGTAGAGTTTATGGTGTACAATGGAGAGATTGGCAAAGTCCTAGCAAAGAGCAACAACGAGGTTTTGTTAGACACGACCAATTGAAATCATTGATAGAAAATATTAAAAAAGATCCTTATAGTCGCCGACATATACTAATGTCCTACAATCCAGGTGAACTTGATAAAATGGCACTACCTCCCTGTCACATGATGTGCCAATTTTATGTAAGAGATGGTAAACTAAGTTGTCAGATGTATCAACGCTCTGTAGATACATTTTTAGGTCTTCCATTTAACATTGCATCATATGCGCTACTAACTCATATGATAGCACAGGTATGTGATCTTGAAGCACATGAATTAATAATGACACTAGGTGATACACATATCTATTCGGATCATATAGATGCAATTAGAACACAGATGAAAAGAATGCCAAAGAAATTGCCAACACTTTGGTTAAATCCTGATATTAAAGATATTGAAAAGTTTACTATGGATGATATTCGTTTAGAAAATTATGAGCATCATCCTGCTATTACAGCAAAGATGGCGGTCTAACTATTATACTCTAGAGCGGCTAGTATAATAGCGGCCGCTTTAATCAAACTGTCGTTGAATTCTTCTCGTGACGCTTTTGCATGTTTCTTACTAGCAGCACGAGCAAGATACTGTGTGCTTATTGCGATCCAGTCATTTTGGGAATGTTTTGCATTTGAATCTAGAAGTCGTTGCCTTCTGTCATTCATGCGGTTGTCTTCTTGGCCTTTGTGGTCTTTGCAGCTGGCTTCTTAGTAGCAGCCTTAGCAGTGGTTTTCTTAGCAACTGGCTTTTCCTTAACTGCTACAGTTTCTGTAACTGTTACAGTAGTTGCTTCTGCTGGCATAGCCCGCTTACGTAGGCTTGGGTCCATGCGATAAGCCTGCTCACGCTTTGCCTGTGCATCCATTTCTAGAAGCTCTGCCATACGAACTAGACTAGCAGCTTCTGCCTTCTTACCAGCAGCAGTT